GAGCAGGTCAGCCACAAACCATCCGAGATGGCGTTCGATGAGATTCGCCGCAAACCGGAGGAGCGCGTCTGTGCAGCTCTCGGACTCAATCCGCTGGTCTTACAGCTCGGCAGTGGCCTCGAGCGCGCAACCTACAGCAACCTCGAGCAAGCGACTAGGAGTGCGTGGACTGACGGGATGATACCGTTGATGCGCCAGATGAGCGAAGCGCTCACCATCGCACTGCTTCCAGACTACGAAGAGACGCAGCCTGGCGACTACTTGGAGTTCGATGTGGCGAATGTTCCGTCGCTTCAGGCTGACCTCAATGAGGATGCAGAGAGAGCGGAGCGACTGTACAAGAGTGGCATTATCGATCTCGCAACTGCGAAGCGTGTCGCTGGTGTGACGCCTTCGGACGACGATGAGGGCTATTATCATCCGACAGGTGTCCCTGTGCTGAAGAACGCGCAGGATGTCCTGCTCACTGATGCCGCTCCTGTCTCGACAGTTCGAACTGCCGATGAGACTGCGAAGCTCGTAAGTGCTGCTGGCGCTTTGATTCGTGCTGGCTTTGCTCCTGAACCTGCACTCGCAGCTGTTGGACTTGATCCGATTCAGCACCTTGGACTGTTGCCTGTCACGGTGCGCGAAGAGACGAAGGCATTCGATGATCAAGATGAGCCAGGACTGAAGTTCATACCGTCGAAGGACATGAAGGAAGAAGCACAGCGCGCAATCGAGTGGCGTGATGCTGGTCGTGATGGCGGGACCGCTGTCGCATGGGCGCGAGCAAATCAGATCATCAATGGCGAGAAACTCAGTGAGTCGACTGTCCTTCGGATGTACTCATTCTTTCGACGTCACGAAGTAGACAAACAGGCCGAAGGTTTTCGACCAGGTGAGGATGGTTATCCGTCCGCTGGTCGTGTGGCATGGGCTGCATGGGGTGGTGATGCTGGCTATCGCTGGTCCACAGCTGCGCGCAAAGAGATCCTCAAGCGCATGGCGCCGAAGGAAAACGGGAAGTCTTATCACCCGTACTACGGATACGAGCTGACTGACACCGATGCCTGACATCTATCAGGTCAATGAGGCCTATCGAAGTAAACTTCGTGCTCGTGAGAACACTGCTCTCGCTGAGATGAGCAGGACGTACGGTGTCCTTCAGGCTGACAACCTCAAGCGCCTCGAAGCGGTGACAGCCGCCATCGAGGAGGCACAGGCAGCAGGTGAGGACATCAGTGGCCTTTCCGAGTATATGCTCCGCCTCGAAGCACTCAATGTGCAGATGGCCGATCAAGTGGCATTGTTTGCGCCACAGGCAACCGACATCGCAACTAATGGACAACGACGCGCCATACAGCTGTCGCTGGACATTCAGGAGGATCTCGTGCGAGCAGTCGCGGGTGTTCCTCAAAGCGTGAGTCTCACCGCTGATCTGATGTGGAACCGGCTCCCCGTCGAGGCCATCACGAACGTGGTCGGCTTCGCCGCTGACGGCTCACCGCTCGGCGCGCTGTTTGAGGCGATCGGTCCATTCGCCGTGGACCATGTCACGATCGGCATCGCGCAAGGTCTCAATCCTCTCCAGGTCGCACGAAGGATGTCGAGGACGTACGAGACTCTTGCTCCTTCGAGAGCTGCTACCATCGCACGAACAGAGATGATTCGAGCGAACCGTGAAGCACAGCGACAAACCTTCGAGGCTAACCTGAGCATCGTTCGTGGCTGGCGCCGCATCTCAGCGGGGGACGTCAATGTCTGTCCGGTTTGTTGGAGTCTCCACGGAGATCCGAATCCAGTTGCAGATGTTGTACCTTCGCATCCAAACTGTAGATGTACGGTCGTCCCGATCACACCGACATACGCTGAACTCGCAGGACTGCCGCCAGGCAGTTTTGATGAACCGGAAGAACTTCCGACCAAAGATGAGCAGTTCCGGATGTTGAGTGAGGCGGAACGTCGGCAGGTCTTAGGACCTTCGCGGTATCGTTTGTATGAGACGGGTACACCGCTCTCAGCATTCGGTAAAGTAGTACCGAATGCGGAGTGGGGACCACAGGCTGTGGTCGTACCAGTGAAGGATTTATGATGCAGACTATGGTGTCCTTTGGTGATGCAATCAAGGCAGATGATTCCGGTCGTGTGCGTGGTTACCTGGTGCGATTCGGCGGCGCCGACCTCGAGGGCGACTACTTCACAGCAAGCACTGATTTCGGACGACCGATGAAGTCTGGCGAGCGTGTGCCGATGAACCTTTACTATCATCACGGCCAGGATAAGACTGTAGGGAAGTCACGCATCGGAACCGGTTACATGACCATGGACGATAAAGGTCTCTGGTATGAGAGTCAGGTCGACATGGCCGATTCGTATCAGAAGATGATCCAAGAACTGGCGAAGTCTGGCAAGCTTGGATATTCCAGCGGCGCCACGGGTCACATGGTCGAGCGTAAGAAAATGGCTGATGGGCGCTACGAAATCACACGCTGGCCAATCGGTGAGGCATCGCTCACACCGACACCAGCGGAACCGATGAACATGGTCAAGTCGTTGAAGGACATGTATGGCGACATGGAGGATGGCATGGAAGAAGAATTGATGATTATCCCTGTCGCACCTGGCGAAGACGTCGCGACTTTTGTTGAGCGTGTCTACGGCGATCTTGCGGCAGAGATGGTCCATGAAGGCATCGAGGCACTCTACGATCGCCTCTGTGCTGGCATGATGGCCGCGCTCGATGCTGGTCTGGGTCGCGGACACATCGACGCCATCATCGATGCATTTGCGAGCAAAGCAAAAGAACTCACAGCAAACCTGAAGGATCCGGCAGCGGAAGTGCAAAGCATGAAGTCGAAGCACGAACGCCCAACATCCATCCGAGAAGTGGAGCGACGTCTGCGGGATGCAGTGTGTCTCTCACGTAGCGAGTCGAGAAGATTCGCCAAAACCATCTGGAACGAGCTTCGGGATGAAGCATCGAGCGAAGATGTTACCATCGTCGAATACTCGAGTGATGTGGAAGATGCGAAGTCCGCACTCCTCCGCGAGCTCATGATCTTGGAGTTAAGTCAATGACAATCGAACAACTCGAGGGACAGCGCCAGTCTACTATCGCTGCCGCTAAGGAAGTCCTCATCAACGGCGGCGACATGGCCGAAGCCAATCGCCTTCACACAGCTGCAAAGTCTCTCTCTGAGCGCATCGACATGCTCCGCGAGTTCGGCTCCGTGCCTGCTCCTGTCGCATCCGAAGCGCCAAAGTCTGAGCCATGGAAGTCCGGCGGATGCACTCGGAATCCATTCCCTGGCACGAAGGACGAGGCAAACTTTAAGGCCTATGCATTCGGACAGTGGGTCCGTGGTACGGTCCTCGGCAATGCTTCGGCAGCCAAGTGGTGCAACGAGCATGGTGTTAAGTCGCAGGTCGAAGGCACAGACAACGTCGGTGGCTATACAGTCCCTGATATCGTTTCGTCCAGTCTGATCTGGCTTCGTAACGAATTTGGAATCGCTCGCAAGTACAGCCGCATCTATCCGATGACATCTGACACGCTCAACGTGCCAAATGCATCGACCAGCACCACGACTTATTATCCTGGTGAAGCAACGGCCATCACTGCCAGTGACGTCACCTTCAGCCAAGTACAGCTGCTGGCGAAGAAACTCGCGATCTTGACCATTGTCTCAAAAGAGTTGAACGAAGATACCGTCATCGACTTCGGCGCCATGCTGGCGCAGGACTTCGCATACGGTCTCGCACTCGCTGAGGATGCAGCCGCATTCCAGGGCGATGGTACTTCGACCTATGGATCTATCACTGGAATCATGCCACGCATTAAGGCGCTTTCTGGGACCTTCACCAGCATCGCATCGATGGTCGTTGGTCCAGTCGGAACAGCTGGTACGATTGGAAGTTTCACTCTGGCAAACTTCCAGTCGATGGTCGCGAAGCTCCAGCCATATGCAAATCAGCCACGATGGTACATGCACAAAAATATGTTCTACACTGGCGTTGCAGATAAGCTCATCGCTTTAGGTGGCAACTCGATCATGGACATCCAGAATGCCTATGGCGCCGAGCCAACGCTGTTCGGTATCCCGATCAGTTTCGTTCAGAACATGCCGTCGGGTGTAGCTGCATCCCGTGACATGGTCGTCCTCGGAGATCTCTCCAAGGGTGTGGCCTTCGGCGATCGTCGTGGCGTATCGGTCGAGGTCAGTGATCAGGTTAAGTTCATCGAGGACGCGCTCACGTTTAAGGCAACCGAGCGCTATGCGTTCAACGCTTTCGACGTTGGCAACGTGACTGCAACCGTGGCCGATCAGGTCCCTGGTTCACTCATCGTCCTTCAGTGCGCTGCCACATAGGCCGTAGCACCTTCGCAGTCAAGGGGAGCGGGATACCATTCCCGTTCCCTTTTTGTTTTTCATAGGAATCGCTCATGCCACTCACTCGAACTCAAGCACTGGACCGTCTCGCTTGGATGGTTTCCAGCGACCAGTATCCGTTCCTGGACAGCACCGCGCTACAGCAGCTCGTGGACGATCACGCTCGCTGGGGTCTCTGGATCGCGTCCACAGCCTTCGTGGTTGGCGACATCATCATCCCGACAGTGGCGAATGGCAGACTCTACCAGTGCGTCATCGCAGGGACATCGAGCGCCACAGAACCTCAGTTCCCACAGTGGACCAGGACAACCGGCTACAGCGTCAATGATGGCAGTGGTGACCTTTTATGGCAGGACATCGGTCCCGCAAACGTCGAGCGCTATGACATCCGCACAGCTGCGCGACAGGGGTGGATACGCAAAGCATCCAGCATCACGCACCTCATCGATGTGAAGGACGGTCAGGTCGACGCTAAAATGGCCGTGCTCCGTGAGCATTGTCTCGACCAGGCGAAGCGCT